CGCGTAATGATATGGATCGGTTGACGACTTTGGTCAACGCTGGTGGCAATGATAAGATCCGTGGATACGTGGCCGCGATTGTTAATCCAGCTAATGCTTTTGACGCGCGTGTTATTGACTCCTTCAACACGCCAACAGCGACTTTTCACTCACGTCGAACAATTAACGTGAGTGTTCGTTTGGATGCTGGTACTGACTCTGGGCGTTTTTGTATGTTGTTCCAACCCTTTTTGGGTGCTAATGACGCTCCAGAGCATTATCAGCTAGCGTTGTCTAATCCCTCTATTCCATGGCCAACTGATTGGACGAAAGCCAATTCGTATGTAGGTGTGGTTTCAGGGTCAGACGTGCGTTTGGATGTCAATTATGCGCAGTTGACAGCGCAGGGTCCTGGTTTTACAGGGTTGTATCCTGAGCTTCCGGCAATTGATACAGCGTTTCCGTTTGATTTATTCAATGTTGACGTTTCGTCGTATAACGTTGTTGTAAATTCTGATTCAACCACGCATCGTTTGTATCCACCTGTGGGCCAGTTCATGATGTGGTTTACTGCACACACAACGACGAATGCGGGTACCGAGCAGTTCACTTTTTCTGCTTTTGATGGGTGCACTATCGTTTGGTACGACAATGGTGGTCCCGTTACTGGCGCGGATATTGGCACGTATGCGACTTTGCTTGTGACAAATACTGTGTCCGGAGGGTACTTCATGATTGAGAATACGTCATCTGTCCTTCAGCCTACTTGGGCGGATATGGCGTTGTTTCTTGCCACAGTTCAGGTCAATCTCCCGTATGGTACCGCTTTTTCGCCAAATCCGGGAGTCGTCATCAACTCTCCGCCATATCCTGGTTTCGCAGGTGGTGGTGGATTGATAAGTTCGTATCGTCCGGTGGCAGCCTCTCTTTTGGCATCATATGTTGGTCCCATGTTAACGAATGGAGGCAATATTGCTGCGGCGTGGTTGCCGAGTAATGCGACAACGCAGAACTTTTTCACGCGCACACCAGGTCAGTATGGTAATTTTCAGAACTGGGAAAAGCTTGCCGATGTTCCAACAGCGTACAATGGTCCCATTAATACTGGGGCCTATTGTTATTGGGCACCGGAAGATATGACTGATGTTGAGATGGCAAGTTTGTCGGAAGCGTTGGAGAAGGATTATCCAACGCTCTGTATCTCGGGTCAATTTAATCCGGGAACAGCAGTAACGGACCCAACTGAGGAGTTAGTCATTCGACTGCAATTGGATTATTGTGGTGAGTATGTGACAACTTCAACGCTGGTTCCATCACGAGCGTGCGTGGGTTCACAACAGATTTGGGATCAAGCCAACATGGTGTTGGCTAACCAGCCCCATGCTATGCCAAATGGCAAACACCTTGAGTTCTTCAAGAAGATTGCTGCTAAGATTGGCACAGCAGCGAAATGGGCGTGGAACAATCGTGCGACATTGATGGCAGGTGCGGAAGGACTTGCCGCCATTTTGTAACACGGTTGTGATGGGTAGCGTTTTGTGAGAGACCCACAATGTGGGATCCGTCTCTCCCCGCGCGAGGTGTTTCGAGATCAACTTATAGATCGTTCGGTTTGCTAAAACCTTAATTTAGTAGGGTAGTGTTTTGTGAAAGTTCCGACTTTCCCCACATGAGGCGTTTTGAAACAGACGTATATGTTATTCGGGTTGGTTCCCTTTGAACTATTTTTGACGGTTTTGTTATTAAAACCTATCGTTATGTTTTG